CGTGCCTGTCGACAAATTCAGGAAGTTTGCGAGACCGCGCGTGGTCACGTCGATGAGTGACAGAGCCTCGGTAGTCGTGCTCACGTTCTGCACTCCACCTGCTGCCGCGTTTCCCGTCAGGTTGATCGACGCCGTGGGCGGGGCGAAGGTGTAGCGGAGCGTGCCCTTGCTGACGCTCATGTTCACATTGAGGGTGATCTCGTTGGCCATGCGGTGATCCTATGGGATTGATCGGAGGTAATCGTTCAGCTCGCGGTGCTCGGCGAGGCGCGGGAACGGCTGCACCCAAGACACGGTTTCGGCCTGATTCCCGCTGTCCTTGATGACGTTGCCCTCGTACTCCGCGGCGACCTGCACGAGGTGGCTGAAGTTGTCTGCGGCGAACTCGTAGCTGACCGACCACTTGCCCGGCGCGATGTTGCTCCACTGCGCGCCCTTGAACAGCACGGAGCCCGCCGGGATGCCGAGGAACGACGAGCGGTTGCGGGTGCTGGCGAGCGTGCGGATCGCCTCGACGTTGGGGATGTAGCCGAGTGTCACGTCCACAGTGATCTGCTCGCGCACCGTCTCGATGCTGACTGGGCGCCCGCCGACATCGATCTTGCGCCCGCCGATGTCGCTGGCAGGCGTGCCCACGCCGAAGATCGGCAGGCCCGTGCTGGTCTTCGTGGAGTAGAAGAAGTCCCACTCCTCGGCGGTGTCGTGCAGGCGCCATCCCTCGATGAATCCGCCCTCGGTGCGACCGCGCACGGTCAGGTAGCCCTCGTCGTTGGGCGCGAGCTGCGTGAGTGGTGCCGCGACCGGGCCAGTGCCCGACAGCGTGACCTCGCGGTAAGTGATCGACACGAGCCACTTGTCGAGGACGCTCTCGTCCTTGCGCAGCTCGAAGTCGAGCGCGACGAGCCGCACGCTCGGCACAAGCCCGGACAGGCTCGGGTAGGCGCTGAACTTGTTGGGCAGGCTGGTCGGCGGCTCGCCGTCGAGCTTGAACAGCGCGTAGACCGCAGCCTCGTCGGCGCACCCGGTGACCGTGAACTCGCGGGTGCCGACAGGGCTTCCGTTGTTGTAGGCGATGCGCCTGCTCGTCGCCAGCTCGATGACTAGTGCCGACATCAGTTCAGTCCTTCTCGCATGTCAGCGATCTGCCGCTGGATGTCCTCGATGCGCTCGAGCACGGCGAGCTGCTGCGTCGCCTTGTCGAGAATGTCGCGACTGATCTGCGCCGCATCGCCCGTGGCGAACGTGAACGCGCCGAGCGCCGTCTCGCCCGTGGCTATGCCCATGTCCATTCCGGCCATGAGCCCGGCGAGCCGCTGCGCGCGTGTGGGCGCCGCTGCCGTGCCTGCCTCGTGGATCTGCGCCTCGAGCGCCATGATCGCCTCGCGCCGGTTGCCCTCGATGAAGCGGTCGTAGGCGTCCTCCTGCTCCTTGAGCCGGCGCTCCTCGTCCGCCTTGGCCTTGGCCGCTGCGCGCTCCTCCTCGCGCCGCAGGCTTTCCTCTGCCGATGCCTTCTCCTTGGCGACGCGCTCAAGTTCCTGCGCGATGCGCGCTGCGCGGCGGTCGTCGAACGCCTTCATGCCCGCGTCGATCGCAGACTGCACGGCGGCGAGTACGCCCTCTTCGAGCTCCATCTCGACGCCATCGATCATCTGCGTGCGCCCCGCCTTGGCGCGCTCGCCTATCGCGGTCAGGCGCGCAAGTTCCATCTCGCGCTCCATAGCGGCACGCTCGGGCTCGCTTGCGCCCGCCATTTGCAGCTCGCGCATGAAGCCGGGCCCGGCGGCGAGCGCCGCATTGCGCTGCTCCATCGCGGCCTGTGCGGAAGTGATCGCGCGCTCCCGTGCCATCGCTCCGCCGAACGCCAGATCTCCGATCTGCGACGACAGGTCCATGAGGGCGCCAGCGATCGGAACACCGCGGATCGACTCGACAATGCCGTTGCCGATCGCGGCACCGATCTCCTTAACGCCTTGGCTCTGCTCCAGTCCCTGCGCTACCTTGCGAAGCGCATCGTCTACGAGCCTGATCGCAAGCCCTGCGCCGATGGCCGCACCAAGCTTGCGCGTGATGCTGTTGGCGAACTTGCCGAAGCCGTCATCGACGGTCCTGCCAACCTTCTGCGTGGCCTGCTGGACCTGCCGCTCGGCGTCCGCGAGTGTCGACGGGAGCCTCGACGTGTTGGCGAATACGTCGATCTCGAGCGACGGGTTGCCGCCTGCCATGCTCATCCGTGGAGTCTCCGCATCTGTTCCTCTACTCTAGCGCGATGGTCGCCCGCGCCCGAGCCGCTACCCTTGCCGTTCTCCATGCGGATGATCTCGTTGACGACCTCCATGAGGGCATCTAGGTCGGTCATGTCCATGTCGAGCGGGTTCCCGATGCCCGGCAGGTAGCGGGCGATGATGCCGGCCGACTTCAGGAGAGAGGCGTCGGTCGGCTCTGGGCGTTTGGGTCGGCGCTACCTTCCTCGGCGATCCTGAAGCCGAGGCAGCGGTAGGCGCACATGATGACCTGATCTGGCTCGACGCCCGTGAGCGACTCGTCAAGCGCCTCGCGAGACACGCCCGCGCGCTTGGCAGCGCGGTCGAGAATGGCGAGCGAGCCGTCGATCGTGCGGCACATGGCAGACAGGACGCTATAGGTGCTGTGCTCCTTGGCGAAGTCCTCGACCGCCTTGGCGACCTCCATGCCGTCCGCGCCCGCCCGGCGCATGGACGACTCGATCCGGGCCTGCTCGCGCCCGACCCACTCGCGCGACAGCTCCAGCCAGTCGCGGGCGGACAGGATGCGGAGGGCCATGCCGTTGATGATGGGCTGCGGTGTCATCGTGCGCGCGATCGTAGCCAGTCGCCGTCCATGCGCACGCAGCGCTCAACCTCGTGGCGGCGGCGCGCGCTGATCCACTCGAGCCCGTTGCGGGTCAGGTTGAGCGCGAGCGCGACGTGACGCATGGCGCCGTCAGCGTCCACGTTTGGGGTGACGTAGCGGCGGAACGGCTCGCCACAATGCACGCCCGTCACCACCCAGTCATCCTCGGACGTGTATGCCTCGATGCCGCCAACGCCCGGAATGGGCGTACCTACGACGCTCGCCTCTCTCCTCATGCGCTATCAGCTCCAAGAGATGGTGAACGGGCTGTCGGTTCCGGTGGCGGTAGAGGCGAGCGAGAAGTTGAACGTAACGGTCGCGTCCCCCGTCTTGTTGACGTTCATGGCGACCGAATCGACCACGCACTTCGCCGCGATCGTGTTGCCGCTCTCGGCGGTCAGGGTGATAGTCCCACCGTCCGCTGCTGTGTGCGCCGCGAGGAAGTTGGTCGACACGAACCCGGCCGTGTTGTCAAGGACGCCGCCGGCACTGCCCGTCATGTCATAGACGCCGAGCAGGCGGTTGCGCCCGGTGTTGGCGAACCCGGTCACGTCCGACACGGCGCGGCTGATCGTCGCGCTCCATGTGTTCAGGGTGCCGACGATGCCATTGCCGCTGATGTTTCCTGCGTTGCCGTTGATTGCTGCCATTTACGCGATCCTTGTGGTGAAGAGGCTGAAGGCGGGACTTACGACGACGAACTCATCAGAGGCCGCAGGCGTTCCGCGTGCGAGGCATTGTAGGGTGACGCTCCCGTAGGTCGATCCGCCGACCGTGAGCGTCTGCTGGTCGAGCAGCGTGAAGAGCGCCTCCTCTATGTCCATCGCCACGGCCGCGCCGAGCTTCGCCTCGCAGTAGATGTCGAAGGACACCCCGCCGCGGAGGATGCGCGAGCCGCCGAAGTGGTCGTCGTTGGCGGGCGTATCGATCGTGTAGACCGCGAGCGGGAAGCCCGTGTTCTGCGGCGCCTCCATGAGGTAGTACCGACCGCTCACGAGCGCATGGAACGATCCGGCGCTGGTGACGCTTCCAAGCTTGGTGTAGATGGCGGCTGCTACGTCCTTCATCGCTTGATCCTGAACCCAGCCAAGCGTAGGGAGTTGGCGATGACGCCCGGACCGATCGGGCGGATCTTGTCAAGCGACGGGCGCACGAACGGGCGCGGGCCCATCTTGCGCGTGCCGTACTCGAGCGGCTTGGCGTAGTTCGCGCCGACCGACAGCCGGTATCCGACCTTCGTCGAGCGCGTCAGGCGCGTGAGCCTGTTGCGGCCTTGCGTGGTCTTGCGGAGGTTGCCCGTGTCCGGGGCCGGAGGCCTGCCGATCGCGGAGGCCTGATGGAAGCCGGCTGCGCGAAGGTTGCGGAAGCGCCCGCCGCGCTTCTTGGTCATCAGCGCGTCGATGGTTGCGGCGTCGGCTCGGAAGCCGCGGTAGCGGGCGATGTTCGCGCGGTTGCGCACGAGCTGACGCGACTGCTCCGGCGTGATCGGGCCAATGCCGAGACGCATGTCCTTGGTCATGCCCTCCATCGAGCCGGGCTCGAAGAGCCCCTGCGCGCGCTTGTCTCCCGACTTGCTGATTGAGTAGATCCGCCCCGTGCCCCGCTGCGACAACGTGACCAGTAGCTCGTTCTGCAGCCGGAGCATGACGTTCAGCACGCCGCGCGCGATCGCCGC